GACAAACTCATTGCAGAACTAGAGGTCCTATATCCACAAGTTGACCCCTCCCCAGACGACGATTGGGGTCGTGTCTTGTATCGCTCCGGTCAACATTCTGTCGTTCAATACATTAAATCTAAATTGGAGAATTAACAATGTGCCTAGCTCCCAAGATCCCCGATCCCATGCCGATGCCCGATCCGGCACCAGCTCCTCCTCCGGCTCAGGAGCTACCTGCTCCCACACCACCTCCCGAGCTTGTGAATGCAGATGCCAAGCCTCCGAAAGTTGTTTCCGCAAAAACCAAACGTGCTCAGGCACAGCAGATGGCACGCGGCACTAACGCTCTAAAAATACCCATGAATACTGGGACAGCCGGTAAATCTGGTGGTCTGAATATCCCTACTTGATAAATGAAAAACGAATCAGCTTCCAGCCGATACGGTCAACTGATAGCTGATCGTGAACCATTTCTTGATTGTGCCCGACGTGCTGCCCAGCTCACCCTTCCCTACCTCCTTACGGAGGATGGGGTTGCGAGTGGTGAGAAGCTGCACACCCCGTGGCAATCAGTTGGAGCCAAGGGTGTAAACGTGCTGGCAAGCAAACTTATGCAAGCACTTTTCCCTATCAATACTAGCTTTTTTAAGCTGCAGATTAACGATGCTGAATTAAATCAGACTGAGGGCATCACACCCGAAATGCGGTCTGAGATTGACTTATCTCTCTCCAAGATAGAGAGGATGGTCATGCAGAAAATCACTGAGACGACAGATCGTGTTCAGTTGGATTCTGCTATGAAGCACTTGATCGTCACCGGCAATGCCCTTCTGTATGCCGGGAAGAAATCCTTGAAGCTCTACCCCCTTGATCGTTTTGTCGTCTGCCGTGATGGTGATGGCAATGTGATGGAGATCATTACTGAAGAACTGGTTGATCGATCCCTTCTGCCTAAGGAGTTTCAGAAAGAAGCCCCCAGCAGAGATAGCAATGCAGTCGGTGAAGACGGCCCCAAGTATGGGGTGGCTACCGCAACAAGTAAAGGGAAATCAGACGACGCCATTGTGTACACCCACGTCAAACGTGTGGATGGTCAGCACAAGTGGCATCAAGAATGTGACGGGAAGATTATCCCCGGCACCAGCTCAACTTCCCCTATAAAATCCTCCCCCTGGCAGCCCCTCAGGTTCAACAACTGCGATGGTGAAAGTTTCGGTAGAGGACGTGTGGAGGAGTTTATAGGAGATCTCCAAAGCCTTGAATCTTTGATGAAGGCAATGGTCGAAGGTTCGGCGGCTGCGGCGAAGGTGGTATTCCTGGTTTCTCCCAGTGCTACTACAAAGCCCGCCTCTTTGGCTAACGCTACCAATGGCAGCATAATCCAGGGACGACCCGACGATGTTTCGGTGGTGCAAGTGGGGAAGACAGCGGACTTCCGTACTGTCTCCGAGATGATCAACATGCTGACTCAGCGTCTATCTGATGCCTTCCTGGTGTTAGATGTTCGCAAGTCTGAACGCACAACAGCGACTGAAATCCAAGCCACAATACAGGAACTCAATGAGCAACTCGGGGGAATCTTCTCCAGCCTCACAGCTGAACTCCTCCAGCCCTACCTAGCCCGCAAGTTGTTTGTTTTGCAGCGTAGTGGTTCTCTTCCCAAACTCCCCAAAGGACTGGTCCAGCCCACCGTGGTTGCTGGTCTTTATGGTGTGGGTCGTGGGCAAGACAAGGCAGCTCTAGTTGAGTTCATCGGCACACTGGCCCAGTCCATCGGACCTGAGGCTATTGCTCAATATGTTGACCCAGCTGAGTACATCAAGCGTCTAGCAGCGGCTTCGGGTATTGATTACCTGAACCTGATCAAGACGCCTGAAACTATGGCGAACGAACAGCAAGCTGCACAAGAACAAGCAGCACAACAATCACTGATCGGACAAGCTGGCTCTATTGCTAAGTCCCCGATTGGTGCAGAGTTGACGAAACAAATGATGGAATCTAATGACGGAACCGAAACCACGGCGCAGAGCCCGGACCAAGGCGGGTCACTTTAAGGCTGACGATCCCACCACTGAGGTGAATGAAGCCTGGGAACCTGTAGAAGCTGAGTCGGCACTACCTAAAGAAAAGGACTACAAAATCAAAGCCAAAATTGAAGGACCTTCTAGTCCTACATCTGGTAAGTATTCCAAAAAGCCAAAAATCCGCCCGACTTTCGGCACTATCACCACCACCAATTACTAATGGCAACCACCACCTTTGACACCTCCTCAGACCAACCTACGCCAGAACAGATTGCAGCTGAGCAAGCTGCCCTAAAACAGGGTGAAAAAATCCTGGCCATGCAAGAGGAGGATAGGGAACGCGCATTCCAACAAACAGATGATGAGAACACTGACGCTAGTTTGATTGGCGGCAAATTTAAATCTCAAGATGATCTTCTAAAGGCCTATGAGGAGCTTCAAAAAAAGCTAGGCAGTAAGGACACTGAAGGAGAAGAACAAGAGCCTTCTGATGGGACTGAGACACCACAGGAAGAGCCTGAGGAGCAAGTTGAGGAGGTTTCTGAAGCCACCTCAATTATCCGCAAAGCATCAGCGGCATTTGATGAAGCTGGTGACCTCTCAGAGGAAACCATTGAAGAGCTAAGTAATTTAGATAGTAAAGAACTAATCAAGGCTTATCTCTCTCAGTACAAACAATCTGCAGAACAGCAGCAAGTTGTTCAAATGCAGGAGGCTGAGGTTGATGCTTTGGTCAAAGACTTTGGTGGTCCAGAAAGGTATGGCGAGATGATTAGCTGGGCTGGTGAAAACCTTTCCGCTGATGAGATTGCTCAGTACAACGCTGCTACAAATGCCAACTCCGCCGCCGCTCGCTTTGCCATGATGGCCCTTCAGCAGCGATATGAAGCAGTTGAAGGATATGAAGCACCTCTAGTTAGTGGTCGTCGTGCTGCTCCAAAAGTCCAGGGCTACCGCTCAAATGCAGAGCTGGCTCGTGATATCAACGACCCTCGTTATCAATCAGACCCTGCATTCCGTGCAGACGTCGAAGCAAAACTTTCAAAATCAACTGATCTACTATGAGACCTGAAGAAGAAAACCGCTGGGAACGTGCAGAGCGTCTTAATGGACGACTTGCCATGATCGGCATTGTTGCTGCTGTTGGTGCATACTTGGCCACCGGCAATATCTGGTGATCTCCTGTTCGTTCATCCGTAAGGACGCATAACACCAACTCATGGAACGGGGGGTTGGCCTTGGAGATTCCCATGACAAACGTACAAATCCGTGCAGCAGTCAAGGCTCAAAAGGCCGCTGCTAAATATGCAAAGCTCGTCTATAGAGGCGTTGCTTATTTGAAAGAACAGCCGACCCAGGGCTGATAATACTGGTACTTCCGGCTGTAAAGCCCCGAAGGCGGTTTAAGGAACCCCTGGCCCGGAAAGCGGGGGTGTCTTGGTAGATAGTCAAGCTATCAGGGAGGTGCAAGTCCTCCCCTACCTATTGCCTCTAGGCCGGATACGTCCGACAACCTTCAGGCGAAAGCTTTCGCTCAGAGTTATATGAGCACTCTTAAAATTAAATAGATTCTCTAGCGCTAGAGGTTCGTGCTTCATTTATACAAACCTCTTTAAAATAATGACTAACATCAATACGGGCTGGAACGGGCCTAACGTCGCAAATGGCGGCCGTACAGCTTCTCAAAACTACGATACTCGTTACGCTACCGCATTAAAATTATTTAGTGGCGAGGTCTTCAATTCCTTCAACAATAGTTCGATCGCTAAAGGACTTGTTCGCTCCTATACTCTTCGTGGAGGCAAGAGTAAACAGTTCTTGTTCAGCGGAAAGCTCAGTGCGGGCTACCATACGGCTGGCACGCCGATCCTAGGGGACGCCGGACTGAAGACGAACGAAAAGACCATCATCATGGATGATCTTTTAATCAGTTCCCAGTTTGTATATTCATTAGATGAAATCCTGAGCCAGTATTCCACTCGCTCTGAGATCTCCAAGCAGATCGGTGAGGCTCTGGCCAAGCACTACGATGAGCGGATCTTCCGTGTTCTCGATGGTGCTTCTTCTGAAGCTTCCGTCGTATCTGGTGAGCCAGGTGGTTTCCAAATTAACCTTGGCTCCGGCAATCAATTCGACGCCCAGGCTTTGGTAGACGGCTTCTTTGAAGCTGCAGCTGTCCTCGACGAAAGGTCGGCTCCTCAGGATAATAGGGTCGCCGTACTTTCGCCTAGACAATATTACTCCCTCGTGTCTTCCGTTGACACCAACATCCTCAACCGTGAACTCGGTAACACCCAGGGTGACCTGAACAGCGGAAAGGGCTTGGTGTCTATTGCCGGGATTCGCATTCTCAAGAGCAACAATCTGCCTTTCCTGACTGCTGACATCGGCTCTGCAGTTGCTGGTGAAAACAACAGCTACGGAACAGGTACGGACTTCGCTAACAGCTGCGGTTTGATCTTCCACCGTGAAGCTGCTGGTGTGGTTGAGAGCATTGCTCCTTCCATCGAAACCACTTCAGGTTCCTTTAAGGTCCAGTACCAAGGAGACTTGATTGTCGGGAAATTGGCTATGGGTTGTGGTTCACTCCGCACCTCTGTTGCTGGTGCTTTCCGCAACGTTTGATATTTTCTCCCAGAGGTCCTTCCGGGCCTCCGGGTTTCCTCATTACCCGAACCAAAATGGTTACCAAAACATCAAAGCTTCAGGCTGTTAATACCTTGCTGTCTAACATTGGGCAGGC